TGTTTACTCCTTTATTAGTTTATTAATATGTAACTTACCTGTAGAATCTACTTCTATCTCTGCTTTAACTTCTTTGCAAACCCATTTAATTCTATCAGGATTAGTATTTCTTTCAGCTTCTCGCTTTAATTTCAAGCATTTTGATAGCCCATCTGTTATCATAAATTCCATAGGGTTCTCTAAATCTGCTGGTGTAAACATTAATAATGCAAATACAACCGCTACTTTCATTGATGACCTCCATTCGATCTAATTTTATCTTTCATCTCTTCTATCACAACTTGCATTTTTTCAATATCTTTCATTGCTCTATTTAGGTTTACTGTATCATGTCTTGATTCTTGTAGTTCATTTTGGATAATTTCTACTTGTCCAGCTAAGTGTTCTAACAACATATATTGCTCCTGATCTGTAGGTAATTGTGTAGATTTTTTTAAAAGATCAGATTCAAATAATTCTCTTGAAGTTTCTAAACTTGTTAATCGCCCAGTAATCTCGCTGTACATAAATACAACACTAGCAACAATTACAATCAGGCCAATAAGATTGGCAATCGGCATACTTAATTTTGTTTTGTCTGATAATTGTACCTGATCTTTCATTAATGTATTGTTGGGTTATCTACTTCTACTTGATAATTAGTCATATCTTTTAAAAAACTTTGTGCGTGTTCAGGAGATTTAAAACCAATAGCACATATAATTATTTCAAATGTACCATCATCTTTTTCTTCTATTTTAAATGAGTATGGTATTGAATAATCTATCATTTAATACCTACCCATAATTTCATTAATGTAAAAGCCGCACCAAGAATAGCACCTAACCAAAATACTACTTTGATACCACCTCTACCCATAGCTACTTGCTCTTTAAGTTTAGCAATATCTTTTGTATTTTGATCTATATCTTTGTGAATATGATCTAGTTTTTCATTAATATGTTTTAGAGTTATGCTGTGAACAGTTGCTTTTTTTGTAACTCTAGCCATATCATAATATTAGTATTGTAAACTAACTCCTCTAATTCTAGCTTCTTTTGAACCTGCCGCTTGATTAGCAAATTCAAGTTTGTATTTTAATTGAGTTCCAGCAGTAACAGATAAGTCATTTACTTTAGCCATCTTAATACCAGTAGCAAAATCTGGTAAAGCTGTAAGTGTAGCTGTTGAATAGTTTGAACCATTATTAGCAGAAAGTTTTAAAATTATATCAGTATTCAATGCGTTAGTACCTGCATTGTCTTGATAAGTAATTACTGCACCCATTTTGTTTGTTGATGAAGCTGTAATTGCATTTCCCTCAAATGAGCCAGTTGCATTTACGGTTAAAGGTGCTACTTTAAATTCTACTTCTGTATGCCAAGTATCGTGAGCTATAGTTCCTGATACTCCTCTCATACGAATATATCTATATGCAGTAGTGTTTGTCCAAGTTTGTTCATGTGCACCAGTTGAACCACCTAAAGCAAAACCACCAGATAAATCTACATAAGTTGTATTATCCTGTGAACCTTGCCATACCCAGTTTCCATGGTTAGAAGAATTATGTGTGTACCATTTAGCACCAGTATAAACTTTTGAGTTTCCACTTCCTAAATCAAAAGTAACATGCATTGAGCTTGAAACAGTACCACCATTTGGTTGCCACCAAAGAGCATTACTGCCATCTGATGTAAAGTTACCATTTAAAAGATAACCAACACTTGTATTACCATGGTCTTGGATAGCACTAAAACCACCATGACTTGTTGTATATGAGCTTGTTCTATTGCCAGTTTCATAAGCTGCTGTTCCTAAAGAAATAGTTGACATATATTCTGCACTATTTCTAAGAGCATTAGTTAAATTTGTAATCCCAGAACTATCTTGAAATACATCAAAAGATGCCGAGTTAGTATTAGACGCATTAAGATTTTCTTGTGTGTGTACTCTTAATCCTAATGTAGAAATATCATTAACAATTTTATTGTCATCAAATGATTGTGCGTGTTGAGATACACTAGAGTTACTTATTCTTGCATCTGCAAAAGTACCTGAAGTAATTTTAGATGCAGATAAGTTTGGTATATCTGCTTCTGTAAATCCACCACTTATTATGTTTGCTAAATCTCTTGCTTTAGTCATGGAGTTTTATTCCTCCACAATCGGTGTGTATCCAGTTAATGCTGTTGCCTCTGCTTGTGTTAATCCTAAGTCTAATAATTTTTGATTACCACTTTTAGCATCAGCTTTTTGTTGTTCAATTTTTGCTAATTTTTCATCATCTGCAATTTTTGTTTTTGCACTATCATCAGCAAACCATTGCTTTTCTTCTTCTGTATAATCTTCCCATTTTGTTGATGTTACTTTAACTGTCATTTTTTACTCCTATGATTTAATTCCATATACTTTGTAGTTACAAGTCCAAGTATTTCCACCATTTTGATAAAAGTTTAAACCAGTAAATTGTGTACTTGCGGCTAAGTCTATTGTTCCATAACCAATCGCACCACCAATATAAGTATTATCATTATGTAAATAGTTCATACAATAACTAAATTTACTATTATTACTATAAGGATCAGACATAATAAAATCATATTCATCAAGTTTTTCTGTTGTAGTTGTAGTCCAACCTACTCTAAATTTACTATCATTCCATGCGTGTTCTCCAGTATCTCCAGTTGTACTACTATTTCTCCAAAACATTTTTGAACCATATCTATATTCACTATTTGTTGCTGTTGTTCCACTTGCACCACCAGTTCTCATTCTCATGGCTAACCAATCGCTGGTTAATTTAGTTTTAGTAATATAAACTTTATATAAATCGTAAGTAGCAGAAAAAACATTATCTATATTCAATTCTGTACCAGAGTGAGTACCAGAAGTTATTTTTACAAAATCAGAAGATAAATCTCCAAACTCTAAAGCATTTGCACCAGAATTGACACGAACTACTTGATTTGCAGAACCTAAAGATAAACCTGCATTCCATATACCACTTGAACCAGCTACAAATAAATCCCAATGTGCTGTACTTGTAGGTGCATTACCTGTAGTTGCACCTTTTGCAATATATGAATTACCATTAGTTGCATAATACACAATGTCATTTTTTACATAAGCTGTGCCACCTGCATAATCTCCCTTATGGGTAAAAGTAAGATTGCCTAAATTTATTGTTGCCATAATGTTTCCTTTCTATCTATTTTTTATACTAAATGCAATCCTAAATTGTTGCAATTAAATCTCCATTATTTAAGCTAAATGTAAATCCTGATGCTGAAAATAATACATCATCAAAACTAGCATAAGTAGCGGCACTTATATCATCAGCACCTTGATTTGTTGTTGTAACCTGTACATTGTTGTTAAATGGTACTGGTGTATTAGCTTGTCCACCCATACCTGCATGAGATGAACAATAATAATACAATGTAGGTGCACCAGTAGGTACTACTATAGTTACTTGTGTACTAGAATTTACTGTTACTCCAGTTGTATATGCACTTGTATTTCCACTATCTGTAGAAAATCTAAATGGATGTCCTGATGGATGTGTAAATACATAAGTGTTACCCTCATATAATTCTAAAGTAGGTTGTTGTTCTCCCATAATAAAATATTTATTAGAACCACCTACTGATTGTACTGAAACTGTATAGTTAATAGTTGATGCTACATAGGACATATTAAAGCCATAAACTTCAGGAGAAGATGCTTGACCTAAAATAAATGCATTTCCTGCTGGATTTACTTTTAATACTTTATCTGCATTTCCTGATACAGATGATAAACCAGTACCACCTCTAGCTATTGGTAATGTTCCTGCTGTAATTGCAGTTCCAGCATTTATGTTTGCTACTTGGAATGTACCAAAAGCAACAGCATCTACTATATCTCCATTTGCTAAAGCTGAAGCAAATACAATACTATTACCTGAAGTAATTGTTACATCTGTACCATTAACTTGCTTAACACCATTAAGATAAACATCCATGAAATTTGCATCATAAGCAAGAGCATTTCCTGAATCATCATTACCACTAATTGTTGTAGGTGTACCTGAAACTGTAAATGTAAATCTAGCAGAAGTACCATTAGTAACTGAACCTGCTGATTGCCATCCACTAGCAGTAGAAAATACACGAAGATTATTAGAAGTTGTATTAAAGTAAAGATCGCCATCTTCTAATGCTGAACCATCTGCATCTGTTGTTGGGTTTGAAGATGCCGCTCCAAGATATATATTAGCAAAATTTGCTACATCAGTTAAATTTCCTGCTACTGTATTTATATTTGTTAATGCACCAGCAACATTATTAATATTAGTTGAATTATTATTTAAACTTGTAAGTGTACTAGCCATACCACTTAAAGTTGATATTTCACTAGATAGTCCTGATATTGTAGCTAAACCTGAAGATGAAGTTGTAGTTTCTAAATTACCATTTGCATCAAAAGATAATAATTTGTCTTGTCTAGTTGCTTTAGCTGGTAATGTAACTGTTGCTGAAACTGTATCAGTATCTAATAATTTAACTGATCTATCTGATTGTTGTTTAAGATCAGATACCATAGATGTAAGAGTATCTAATTGTGTATTTAAACTTGTAATATCAAAAGCACCTACACTTGGAAAATCAGAAGTTCTTTCAAGTAAGATATCTCTTATAATTACAATGCTATCATTTACTGAAGCACCAGCACCCAAAGTTACTGTTCCACCTGCACCAAATTCATATGCATCATCCGAAGCAGAAGCAGTACCAGTTATTTTATATTGTGATCCGCCTGATGGATTAGCATTATAAGTTAATAATGATCCATTCTTATATACTTTTACATCTGCTACTTTAAAAAATTCAAATCCAATAGTGAACGCAGTTTGACCTGCTGTAGCAGTATATGTATTTCTTGGTGTATTTTTATTACTCGCTATAGCCATATTAATCCTTTATTGCGTCTGATCCTTTTTCCCACAGACTTTTAAAACTTCTATCCCAAATCCACAAAGTATTCAATGGAATAATTCTTCTTAAAGTTGCAGACTTATCATCATAATCTTGGTCTGTAAGAAAACTATGTAATAAATCTATAGGAATAGATGGCCCTGCTCCTGTAAATTCTCCTACTGCATCTGCTACATCAGGATCGCCAAATCTTAAATCTTGTCCTAACATTGGTCTTACACCGATAGCATTATCAAACATACCGCCTGATATAGTTTCTAACATAAAATTCATATCTCCAAATAAACCAAGTACACCTGATAATTCTACACCTCTAATTAATTTTTCTTCTAATGGTTTTTGTTGCCAGTATCTAGGATTCTTGAAGTAATCTCCTAACATACCCATAGATACCATAGCTAATACACCTGCCATTGCATTTGCTTCTCTACCTTGCATACCTGATATTAATAATTTTCTATTAGCAGATACAGCCCAAGAAAAAAATTGAAATGGTAATCCTAAATATGCATTACTTATTTTACCACCTCTATCTGTTTTTTGATATCCTAAGAATCTACCTATACGACTATCTAATGCTTGATTCATACCTTTACTATCAATACGAAATACACCATGCATCATATTAAATTGGTCTGTAGCTGAGGGTGTAATAATAGTTCTATTTACATCTGCAAATAATGCTTGTCTAAATTTTCTAGCCGCTTGTTGTCCACCAGTTTTAGTAGCCCATGCATTTGCATTTGGTAAAAATAATCCATCCATTTCTTCATATGGCATATCTGCAATTAGCTTTGCAGTTTTTTCATCAATACCATAACTAGCTAATCTTTGTTTATCAAAGTCATTAGCTGTACCTTTAGCTACTTTAATAGCATCTTCTATAAATCTATGTTGAGATACAACACCTTGAAACTCTTTCCACATTTGAGTCCAAGGGGTAAGTAAGTTTGCATAATAGAATGGTTGTTGTGCTTGATTAAATTTAAGTGCTATTCTATCAAATAAACCATTACCTCTAGTTCCTACTTGACCACCATCTTCAATATATCTTTTTCTTGATGATGACATTGCAACTTCCATTGCAGGTGCAAAGTATCTTACTTGTTCTAATGCTTTACTAAATGCATAATTGTTTCTTACAAAAGTACCTAATCCTGTTTTAAATGTTCTACTAATACCATTAACCATAATAGGTCTAGCTGTATCAACTAATGCTGAAAATATAACTTTACCCATAAATGCTAAACTTGCCCAATCTCTAAGGAATGATGCAGTTCTTTTACTTAATGAAGCAGGATCTTCTGTATTAATACTACCAAGTAATTTATCTTTCTCATCTTCAAATGCATTTAATACTTTATCTACTTTAAGATTATCTTTATCTGTTTTTAATTCTTTTCTAATTAATCTTCTTTCCATTTGGAATAAATGTACTTCCATATGTTTGTCGCCAAATTGTCTAGTAATCTCAATAGCATTTGACATACGCATTTGATATTGACGCATTAATGTAGTTATATCTGTTTCAATAAAATCTAATACTTCTTTGTTTGGAATGTCTAATGATCTTGACATCAATGGTCTTACACCAGCTTTCCATTGTCCTTTATCATTTAATCCCCAACCTGCAATACCATCTCCATCAGCATGATTTGCTTCATTACCTAATATTTTATCAAAGGTATCATCAACTCTTTTATCTATATCAGCAGGATCAGTAGATAATTTTTTAACACCACCTTTATTAACTATAAAAGGATTTTTAGTGTACCATTTTCTAATTATATCTTTAAATGCTTCAGGATTATTTAATATTCTATCTCTTCTCCATATACGATTAAAGTATTCTTCTTTTTGTGTATATGGTGGAGATATGTCATCTACAATTTCATCAGCATCAGCTTTTACTTTTCTATATCTATTTTTTAATCTAGTTCTTAATTCTTCTAATCTTTTTCTTTTAACTGGATTTGTTACTTTTGATAAATCATCTTCTACATCTTTTATAACACCATCTATCTTAGCCATTAATTTTCTATAAGAACCTTGTGATGCAAACATTTCTAATCTTTCTGCTTCATCTCCAAAATCTTTATAAAACTTTCGTACTCTTGTTGCCGCTTTTTTAACAAAAGGATCAATCGCTGGATCATTAAAAACATTTTGATCTCCTACAGCTTGTGTAACTTTTTGTCTAAATTCTACTTCTGTATATTTAGTTCTATCTCTACCATTTCTTGAATTAATTTTATTCATTAAAGAGTTATATGCATCTCCAGCCCTAATACCTCCTTTAGAAATATTCATATTTAACATTCTAAAACTATTTGCATTACCAGTTCTATAAGCAACAAAATCATCTCCTACTGCTCTTAGTGTAGAATCTAATTTTGAAAACCATAATGTCATTGCATCAAGCATTGCTGAGTTTCCTGTAGCTATTCCATATCTATTACCACGCATACCTGTTGCAAAATCTCCTGAAAGGTTTTGCATTTGTTTAGCATAATATGGATCACGAAATGCTTTCATAACTTTACCATAATTAGTTAATCCCTCTACAGCTTGAAATAATCTATTTGTATCTGTGCTTCTATCTACTTTTGCATCTTCAACTAAATCTGTAAGGACTCTTGTATTTAATCTATTTTCATAGTCAGCTAACTTTTCTGTCTTACCTTTTTTAAATTCTTTATAGACTTTTTTATAAACTTCTTTTTTCATCATATAGTCTATATAATCTTGTGCTGTTCTAAATGCAGATTTTGGAAGTGGGTTTACACCTTTTGTTTTAGAATATAAATGTATTCCTTGATTGTAAACATTTCTTAAATACAATGTATCAACAAATAATTCATCTTGTTTACCTTTAGTTCCTTTTATAAAGTTTACAGGTTTGTACCTGCCATTTTCTGTAGCATTTGTTTTTACATCTTCTCTTACTTTAGTATTAAAATTATCATCTCCAACTTTGTAATTAAAACCTGTTGCATCATATTCTTTTCTACCCTCAGTTTTATGAAATGCTTTAAAGTAATTATCTGATAGTTTTTTTACACCACCTTTTTTAGTTATTGTTTCTGATGCTATACGCTTACCAAATACACCAGTAAATAAACCACCAAGTAAAAATGATCCACCAATATAACCTGCTGTTTCTGCACCTGTTGATGTAGGATCAAGTGATCTTCTAATAGGTTCTGTTGCTCCAACAAGACCAGCCGCAATAGCTCCACCTTTAACAAACTTTGTACCAAAACCTATTCCTTTAACAAAAGGTATTGGAATATAATTTATTGGATCAAATAATCCTGCCGCTAAAGCAGAAGTAATACCTCTATCACTAGACTCTAATCTAAATCTTCTTGCATTATTAATAGTAATTTTATTTTTAAGAAAGTCATGATGCTCTTTGTTCTTAACTGATTTAAACATAGATGCGTATTCTTCAAACCCTGCTAAGTTTTCAGGATCAAAAGGATCATAGTCTAAATCTATTGGTTTACCTTGATAACCATCATCATATCTATCTTGATAACTTAATTGTCCTAACCAAGATAAAGCTACTTCATCTTTTACATCAGATATAAAACCAGCATCATATCTAAAAGGTATTACTCTATCATTTGCTAAACCTGAATAAAGTGCTTCTACATCTTTTAATACTGTAAGTTCTTGTTCATTAGGTTCAGTATCATATTTAAGAGGAATATTATTTTCTTCACTCACGATTTTCTCTTCTCTCTTTTCTTAGTTTTGTTGCTTGATTTGATTTTTTTTCTTCTTTTACTTCATTAGTTCCTACTAAATCTTTTTCTTCTACATCTAAATAACTAAATGCTGTATCTTCTTTTGGTTTATCTTCTTTAACTATAGGATTTTCTCTTCGTTCTTTTCTTCTTTTAGTTCCTGTTTTCATTAATATTTCTTTGTTAAGAGTTTCTATTCTTTCCTCTTGTAATAAAGTTTGTTGATCTTTAAATTCAGGACTATCTATTTGTTCTGTAATTAATTTTTGAAAATCAGGTGCAGGATCATAAATCATTGGAAAACCTGATTTATCTTCTAGTATATTTGGATTACCATCATTATCTACATATACTACATAATACTTTGGTGGTACTTCAAATCCTGCTGTTTGTAATTTTATATTTGTACCAAACTGTAAATCTTTTGGTCTAAAGTCTTTTAAAAATTCATCAAACTCTCTTGAATTTTTAACTTTATCCATAACTATATCTGTCATCCAATCGCCTTTAGTATCTTCATCTTCTAAAGGTAATGCATAATATTTTTCTACAGGATGTAAAACAAAATGTTGTTGTTTTCCATAATCTCCCTCATCTAATTTAAGATTAATAAAATTACTAAATGTTTTTTTAGAATAACCATAACCAGTATCTCCATTAAGAACATATGCTAAAGCTGATTTAGTCATGGTATCTACATCACTTAATTGTCTTAATGGCATACCATTACTTACTATATCTCTATGTACTTCTTTCTTTACTTCATTAAATAGTTGTTGTGAATACAATGCATCTCCAAAAAATTTTACATCTAATAATTTTTCCATATGTACAGCAATTTGTTTATCAATATCTGATACTTGATATTTTTTACCTGATGCCCAGCTAACTGCTTGACTTAAACTTTGACCACCCTCTTGTTCAAACTTATCATAATGTGCTACAACATCTGCTACAGCTTCTTGCATATTAGGTTTGTATGTTAATACTTTTTGTAACATATGAAGTTTACCTGTAGTTTCATTATTAAATCCTAATAGTTTAACATTATTAACTTCCATTGTAGAGTATGTGCCATCAGAATTTTTAAAATTCATTACGCCTGAAGTAATTGCACTTAATATAGATGAATCATTTAATTGTTCTAATGCATTTTGATTCATTGTTGTAAAAGAATCATTTATTCTATTATACCAGTATGTACTTAATGTTCCTTGTGTTCTTATTAAAAACTTAGCGTAATCTGTTGATGCTATAATACTTTCATCATCAAATTCTACAGCTTCAGGTCTTAATTTTTTATATTGATTTAATAAATAATTTTGTCCACTTACACTATCTACTGCTTCTCTTTTTCCTTTATCACTTGTATCTCCCCAATATGCTCCTGTTCCTTTAGGTGCATTATCATTATTCATTGTTAAGAATCCAAGTTCTTTAAACTCTTTTGCATTTTTTGTATAAATACTATTTAGACTTGTAACAATACCTGTTACTCTTATTCTTGCATTGTCTAATACTGTTTGATTACCATTAGCATCTGCTAACATTTGTGTTTTAGTTATAGTTTTACCATTACTTAAAGTAACACTTTCTGTTCCACCTCTTAATAATAATTCTATTTTAGTATAATCATCTTTGGAATTTTTTATTTGAATACCAGAAGCGGCATCTAAATCTGGTATTCTAATTTCATTAAGCATAGCATATAAATTTTTACTATCTTTTATTGTTTGTAATATTGTATCTCCATTTGCTATAGCTTTATCAACACCTGATGATTTTGCATTTGTTACAAAATCAGTTAAATCTTTTTCTAATTCTGCTGTTTCTGTTGATCCATTTATGTATGCAGTTTCTACATTTTGTAATTTTTCTTTTAAATCTATATCATAAGAAAGGTTTGCAATTTTAATATCTTGTCTAGTTTTTTCATCAATGACTTGATACCAATGACTTTGTTTTTCACTATTTGCATAAGTTTCCATTACTTGTGCAAATTTAGGTTCTAAACTTAAAATGATAGGATCAATTCTTGCTTTAACAATATCATTAAAACTATCAGGCGATCCTCCTTGATTAGTCTTAATAGATTTTATTGTATTTGCTCTTTCTTCTAATATTATATCTCTAATAGTTGATTTAACTTCTTTTTCATATTTTAAATAAATAGCTTTATCATATGCTTCTTGTGTAGATTTAGTTACTCTTCCATCTAATTTAGGAATAGGTGCATCTATATATTGAGTTTCTGTTTCTTCTGTAATTGGATCAATATATGAAACTTCTTTTTTAGAAAACTTTGCATTTTCTGCCGCTTCTTCTCCTAATTTTTTTCCTGCTTTTTGTATAGATGTTAATGCTTGATCTGCAAATGTACTTGTTAAATTATCTAATGCATTTGCTGTTCGTTTAAATATTGATGCTCCAGCCGCAAATCCTGATCCTCGATTTACTCCTATTCTTTCTGAATATACAACCTCTTGATTTTCTTTTTTTAAAGCCACTATGCTATTTCTCCATAAAGTTTATTAGCTGATAGTAATGATCTACCTACTGTAGTAGCTACACCTTGTTTATATTGTACTTTAGCCATTCGACCAGTTAAGTCTGCTTGTTGTACACCATATAAAGCCGCTAATCTTTTTTCTGTACCTTGTAATCTTAATCTTTGTACATCTCTTTTCATTGTTTCTTTATTTGCTTTTAAGAAAGCACGATAAGATGGAGAATCTGTAGTAATATTCATCTTACTAAATAATGCTCTATTCTCATTTAGTTTACTTAGATATTTTCTTTTTCTATCATTTTCAACTTGAACAGTTTCTATTTCAGCCGCATCCGCCTGCATTTTAAATTGTTTTCTTTGAAACTCAGCTTGTTGCTGTTGCATTTTCATAGATGCTTTTTGAGCCTGAATACTCATCATAGTTGTAGCACCTGTTACAGCAAGTGTTACATATGTAGCTGTTACTGGATCACACATTAATAATATACCTCAGTTGTTAAGCCCAATATTCTCATAGGAACTGGTACTGATTGACTTATTTCTAAATTTGGTTCTAAACTATAACCTAACACATATACCTCTTTCTTACCTGTAAAACTTTCTATACCACTAGATGTATTCAATGATACTGTTGTTAGAATTACATCATTAGAATTAATTTGTATATTATAAGTTGAAGATAACTCTACTACAGCTTTTCCTATCTTTCTAGGATGTCCTGTAAGTTGTCCACTTTGAATAGTCGCATCTATTGGTAAAGTATGTATTGTTGGGCTATATAATAATCCTATATCACAAGCACTTATAGGTGTATCAAAAGTAACATTACCACTTGAATCTACAACACCATCTCCAAAATAAAATATATTGCCACCCTCAGTTGATCCTGAAGTAGCATGAACTGTTTTTCCTACTAAACTAGGAGCAGAATTTAATCCTGAGAATACTTTGCTAGTAACAAATTGTAACGCTGTGTTATCTGATTGAGATGTAGCTGTGTTTAAAACTAATGTATATTCTCCTGAATTACCAGTAGCGGTTGCACTTTGTATAGTAAAGGTTGTACCTGCTCCTCCAAATTGAAATGTTTCTCCTTGACTTGGAGCATTTGTAAAACCATCAGCTACTAAAGTTGTTGTTGATGATATAGCACCATTTACTAATGGTGTTCCATGAGGTTGATAACTTCCTGATATAGTTTTAGTTGTTGTACAATCTGTAGGTACATCAAAAGATGTATTAGCAAATTGTTCTAAGTTATAAACATCACTTCCATTTATTGTTCTTTTTACTACTGCATATATATTACCAGTTGTACAAGCAACAGATTCATATGTACCATCAGTTGTCCATAAAACCCATCCTGCTATTTTTTCTGCTCGTTGAGAAGTAAATACACCTATTGTTCCATCACTATTTACTAAGAAGAAAAATTGTTCTGTTCTATCTCCTATAGATGTAATAGTTGCAGAATCAACAGGTGTACTTACTAGGTGGGAGCTAAGTAAAGAAATACTATTTGCTGTAAACTCTTCTGTTCCACTATTAAAAAAAAACTCTCTTACTGTTTTACCATTGTTTTGTATAAATATAGTTGCACCATCAAATCTTTTTGGCATTGATTTTATTTGTATGCCTAAACTAGATTGTCTAATTAATTGTATATCAGTTGGTGTAATTGGTTTAGATACTTGTCTTTTAAGAAAAAACTCTCCTGTACTTGTAAAAATTTCTAATGTTTTAGAAGAAACTAAATGTCTTATTTCATTTATTTGATCTGAAGCTATTTGTATTTGTACTGAATCTGCATCTTCTGCATCTCCTACATCAAAGTTAAAAAAATCTGCTACCTTACTACCTTGTATTCCATCAGGTAAAGATGTTACTCCTCCAAAAAATAATCTTTGTTCATGAAAAGTTACTGTTCTTGGAAAACCATTTACTGCACTAAATACTTGTTCATCCCATTGTGTAGTAGGAGGATGTCCTGATATTACTACTCTTACACCTCCACCATCTACAGATTCAGTTGCAGTATCACTTGATGCGGCTGTAAATTTATAATGATTATCATCAATAACTGTAATTGTTCTTGTGCCATTCATATTACTTGCCGCTATACCATTACCATCTGTATCAAAAATATCTTCTGCTCCACTAATACCTATACTTGCTCCTGTCGTAAATCCATGTTGTACATGAGTAACAGTTACTTCTCCTGATCCTTGTCTTGATGCAAAAGGATCTTCATCTAAAATAATTTCAACATCTTTTTCTAATGTTGCTGTTACTTGTGTAGCTGATGTATATCCAGTAACAGTAAGTTCTGATCCATGATATCTAAGTTTCATACCTACATATGCTGAAGTAAAATATGATGAAGATGTAGTACAAGTTACTCCTGATCCTGCTGTAGCAGTATCAATATCTAATGTTATACTATCATCTGCAAATTTAAAATATGGTTGAAATGTGTCAGCTCCATTTTGACTTACTTCAAAACCAAATGCAGTCCTTACAAATGTTGTTGATCCTACTCTTGTAATAACTTGTGGAACAAAATTTTCATGTACTATAATCATAGTATCTCCTGATTGTGTAAAATTTAATTCAAACAATTCAGAAGTAACCCAAGGGCATGATGATAATGTTGCTACTAAAGTTCCATTAGTAGAATAAATTTTTAATGATTGGTTTTGAAAAGCAAATATATATTCTTGTGTTTCATTAAAGATAAATGGTTCTATTCTTGAAACAGCACCTAAGTCTGCCCTATAAACACTACCACTTCTTCTTTCAATACCACCTTGATTAACTGGTACAACATTTCTAGCTTTTTTTAATCCTTGACCATAAGCCGCTAAATCAACACGAGATAATATTTTTGGATCAAGTTCTCCTCTTAAAAAACTAGCTTGATGAACCCTTTGTCTTGCCATAGTTCATCCTATCTTATACCACTTAATGCAGTATGGTTTCTAACATTTCTAAATCTTTCTACTTCCATTCTTCTAGTAGTTTGTGCTTGTGCATCTAATCCTTTAGCTATTGCAAGTTGGGCTATTGCTCTTTTGTGATATAATTCTGATAACTGATCGTTTCTTGCTACTGCACCAGCAAATAAAGACGCCAGTTCGAAAACCAGCGTCTGTTTGAAGTATGGAGGAAAATCACTCTCACTAGGTTGGAAAGTGTAATCTGCAATAACAATATCACTAGATGTAGTATCTGTAAATAAATTTTGTCCATATCTATCATATTTAATTACATCATCTGCTACTGTAACTGTGTGGATAACTAATGCATCTGCTGGTAAAGCATATGAAGATTCATATCTTGCATCAGGGTTAGTTGTATTTTTACTGAGTTGTGTTTGTTTAGATGCAAATCTCCATCTACATCTTGTTATTAAATTTTCTAAAGTTGATTCGTAAAGTTGTCCTGCTACTTTGGATTCTGTTGTATTTTGTGTAAAACTTGAGATTGTATTAGCACCTACTAATACCATTGCTTTGTTGCATATATCGAATTTACTATCAGCCATTATTTATTCTTATACTAGATATGGGGGAATGTAAATATCCCCCCATATTTTATTGGTAGTTACTCTATGTTCCTAATACAGTTGTTAGTCCAGTACCAGTATTTGTTTGTACCACTAACATATCTACTGTTCTAGTACCACCAGTTGAACCTACAGCAATAATAATATCGCCGACTTTAAGTTCATTAGTTGCACCTAAAAAGTAGTCTGCATCATCTATAGTTCCGATAGCGTCAGTAGAATCATAATAGAAGATTCCAGTTGCACCACCAGCTATTTTTTTCAAATTACTTGATGAAAATGCCATGTAAGACCTCCTTTATTATTCTGTTATTTGTACTTTGATCGCACCATTATTATCAATCATAGTTGAACCTAGACTCATATAAGATGTGATTAAGTTACTGACTTTTTCAGGAATGTAGTTTACTTCAGTTCTAATTTCAGAACCCATAGCAGTACCGATTGCTGATCTATGATAAGCATGGCACTCTCTAGTTGTGCTTGAAATTGAAAGACCTGAGTGTGTAAACCACATGAAACCAAGCCATCTCTTAGCTGTTAAGCCACCTGCATAAGGAAGTTGTGCTTCCCCTACATATTCCGCTCTAGAAAACTGATCTAATTGTAATAAATCAGCCCAACCAGCAGAAGATACTACAAAGTATCTTTGGCCATCATCAGGTATATCTCCTGAACCAAATGCTTCATACACTGTAAATGCTTTCGCTAGAGTTAATCCAGTCGAACCATGTGCTACATTGTTTGAGTTTGATCCAGCATCTAATACATCAATGATAGTCTGGTCAGTTTTTCTACCTAAAGCCGCCGCCGCAGATTGAGATAGGACTTGTCTTTCGTCAATGTTTGTTTTCAATTCATCTAAACGATCTACATAATCAGCCGCATAGAAGTCTGAAAGTGTTACATCAACAGTTGAGTGAGAGATATCCATAGTTGGAACTTGTGCATGTCTTGATTTAGACACCGCAGTACCAGTACCGACTTTTTGGAATCTCGCTTGGCTACCTTTTACATTATTTACTTGCCTTACTGTATTACGCAATTTTGAACCCATACGCTGATAAGCCATATGAACTTCAGACTCAAATTGCTTAATGAAAGCAGTTGAAATAGATGTACTCATGTTGCCTCCTTTTTGTCGTTGTTGTTGTTAATTAAGCAATTATCTTTTTTGACTTAACTCAGTTTTCCATGCTGGGCCGAGATCATTCAAAACAGGTTGCATTCCTATTTTGACTACATCATGTAGTCGTTTATAGAAATACAACACTTTTACATTTTTTACAAGCATAGGTTTAGAAAAATTAAATCCTTGCCATTTTAACCATCTTATACTGGTATGATGCTCTTCTGTGATATAATTACATAGATAATCATAGTTTTCTTCTAAGAAATATAGCCATTTCTTATTCCTTTTAAGAAAATATTTGTAATGTTTATCTAATAAATCTGATGCTAAAAACCATATAGAACCTACTTTTTCATTATGTTTTGTAGGCACTGCTCCAAATATAGCGACTACTTCTTGTTTAGATTCTGTTAAAATTGTGAATGTATGTATATTTTTTCTTCTAGTAAATCTAAAAGGTTGTAATAAAGCAAGTAATGGATCAAGCCCCCATAATGCTAACTCATATCTATCAATAGATTTAAGTCTAGGGGCTAGATCAAAACAATGTTCAGGTGTAGTTTTTTCTACTACTAACCTATCCACGATACAATCTTGCGAAAGCATCATCTACTTTTCTCACATAAGATTCATCTCTTTCTTTAGGATCAAAGTATCTTTTATCTTTCATCATAGATCGAACATCCTCTAGTGTAAGAGGTCTTTCAGGTTGTGTAAAATTTTGTGCATTTGATATTGTTTGTCTATTAGCATTCATCATTTTTTCTAATGCTTCAATACCATCTACAGTTTGACCAAGTGTTCCTGATATAGCTTCATATTGTTCAGGTGTAAAAAATGTTGATGCCCAGTTATTTACTGCATCAAGTCTTGCATCTGCATTTTCTCCTAATTTTTCTTTTTCTGCATCTACATCTATTTGATTACCTAAATACATATCAACATATTTATTTACACCCTCTTCAAATGTTTCTTGGTCATATGCATTTTCATAACAAAAATTTTTCCACCAATCTGTCATGGGATTTGCATTTACTATTTCTTCAGTAACACCCTCAGGTAATTTAGGTAATTCATAACCCTCTACCTTTTCAGGTCTTTCTGCAATAGCTTCTTGTTGAAGTTCATCTACAATTTGATCTCGTAGTTCTTCTTTTTTACCACCTACATATTTTTCAAGGTTCGTATAAGACTTACCAAATTCTTCCATATTAACCTCGCCTTTATCTGTATTCCAAAATTTTTCAGGAATATATTCTGGTCGAGGACTAGGTTCAGTAGTCGTTGCTTCTTGTGTTTCATGTGAAACATTTTCCTTTGGTTGTTCTTGTTGTACAGGTTCTTGTGTCTGTTCAACTGGTTGTGTTTGTTCTTCAGCCATTATTTTTCTCCTTTACTATTTTTTGACTTTTGCCTTTATTGACTCTTCTTTGAATTAAGCCAACTAAATATCTTTGCCCCTCTAAATGTCTTAGAGAGTTATCAGATATTTCTGATCCAGCTACCGATTCAATGGTAATGGACTTTAGGTATTGGAGAACAGATACACCTATATCTGTACTAAATAACGCTGAGAAAGCACTATTAAGTTTTTCTTCCTCATCAGAACTTCTTTTAAAGTTATCCAAACCTATCAGGGCTTTATTTTTTTGTTCTGCTTCCATTCTTACTATATCCTTAGCATCTTTTTAATTACACTTCTAGGGTAAATATTTCTATCCCCAAATCCTATTTCTCCATTTTCATTTTGATAGCTACCAAAAGAATAGACATATTTTGCTGTCTTTTTGAATATATATGCTTCTGTATGTATCAATGCACAATGCATATTATTAAATTCATTGTAATCTGTAATTGTTGAATCCCCAACAATATCTTCCCATATTATAAGATATTTATAATATTTATTATCTCCTACAACTATAGGTTTACTCGGTTTCTTTATACTCATCTGCTAGTATTTTTTTTAAAAACCAAATCGCTTTTTTAATATCTATTGAACCACCTTTATCTCTATGACGAGTAATATATTTTATAGCTGTTGCATCAGCATAAGGTAAATGTCTTACATAATCATATGTTTGTAATATCTTACCACAAGTACATTTTCCTGCTTGATAATATAATGGATCAATTTTTTGTTCATCATCTGTCATACTATTTCTCCTATCCAGTTACCATTTTTATCTAATACCATTGGAAGAAGTCTTGGTATTCCATTTAGTATTATTCCACAGCCAATAATAAATCTTGTTCTAAAGTTTTTAGCATATGAGAAAGCCATTGACTTTTGATTGATTAAACAACCTACATTCATACCAAAGAATATATCATCAGGGTTAGCCCAATAAGATATAACAAACTTTGTATGATAATGTCCTTGTACTGCACTCATACCCATTGTCTGTGAAACTTTTAAAATGTCTGCCGCTCTACCATGTGTAAAGAAACATTTTTTACCATTACCTAATCTTAATGTAATATCATCTGTCCATTTCCATTTACGAGTTCCAAGAAACTCTCCATATGGTTTTAGGAATTGTTTTGACATTCCAAACTTTAATGCTCTTCTATAAACTAAACTACTATGATTAGAATCTACTTCAGTTACTTCAGGAAATATTCCCTCTAGTTCTTTTACATATTCTCTAGCTATATCTAATTCATGTCCTGCACTTGGTAAATCAGGATTATGTTCATGCATTGATATTGCATGGAAGTCTAATAGATCGCCTATATTAATTACAGTATCAGGTTTAAATTCTTTTTTAATTGCTTTTAAAAACCTAAAAGAATCTTTGTGATGATA